CTGTTGAACTTCTGGACCCGGTGATTCTGGCCGTCCGCGACGAACACGTTCCCCGACGAGTCCGTGGCGATCCCCAGGGGCGTGTTGAACTCGCCGTTACCCGAACCCACCGCCCCGCCGACTTGCCACTGTTGCGTTCCGGAGGAATTGGACTTTCTCGCGTAATACTCTTTGCCGTTGAATACATCACGGCCCCCATGCACCGTGTAGACATCCCCCGACGACAGGTCAACATTGATACCCAAGCCGCCCTCGCCAGAGAAGCCCAGACCGGTGAAGGTAATCAGCGTGGTCGAGTACGAGCCACCGGAAGTGAACCGCTGAACGCGGGTCGCATCAATGACGTAAATCCGGTCGGTCGAATCAATCGCAATCCCCGCCGCCCTCGTGAACTGGCCATTCCCAGTACCAACCGACCCAAACTGCGACTGATACACCCCAGACGAATTGAACTTCTGAACCCGGTTATTCCCCCGATCCAACACAAAGAAATTCCCCGACGAATCAACCGCCACGTCATAAGACTCACTGAACTGGCCGTTACCCGAACCCGCCGCACCAGACGACCACGAAAACTTCAAAGTGCCAAACGAAGGGGCAAGGAAACCGTTCGAGGAGGCGGTCAGAACATCCCCAGACCGCGAATGAGCCGGAAGCACCGTAATCGACACCGCATTCACCGCCGACTTCAACTGAAACCCAAGCTGAGACGCAACATCCCCCGCCACCATCTGCGCATACTCCACCGAATCACCAGCAGTCGAGCCTTGAAGAAGCCCGGTCAACTTCCGGGTATTCATCGGCACATCTGCGGTCGGCTGGGCAATCTGGTTCAGCGTGACCAAGGCACCCAACCCCGCAGCGTTCGCCACAGTCAACAATGACCGACCGTAGGACGTGGTTGACAGCGCCGCGATCGAAGTCAGGTCTGAATCCAGCGGCTGTTTCGCAGCAAGGTCCGACACCAGGTTCGTCACGTCTGACTGCGCGTGGGTGTGGCTGGTCGCCGCAGCCCCAATCGTGGACCTGGCAGCAGCGGCATCAGCAAGCGCGAGCAGGGCACGACCGAAGCTAGTGGTCGATAACGCAGCAATTGCGGTCAGGTCGCTGTCCAACGGCTGTTTGCCGGAGAGGCCCGGAACGGTCGGAGAGTCCGCGGTGCCGCCCAAGTCCCCAGTCAGCCTCAGCTTGCCCTTCGTCGAAGTAGTCGCATCCGGCACCGAGTCCCCACCGACCCCGGCCACCGCCGCCCTGGGTCGAGTCCTTCCCCGCTTCGTCAACACATCCATCAACCCCGCCCTACGCTTCACCTTCACGGCTCACCCTCCACTTCCGGCTGAACGATCCACAGGAACTCAGAGTCGACACCGCTGAAACTGACCGACGTCGAACAAGTCAGATTGACCTGAAGTTGACCGGTGTCCGTCTCGATCAGCTTCGCGTCGGTGATCCGACCAGCCAGCTCGAGGACCGAGCCATCAGGCCGGTGAACGTCAAGACCGATCGTGTCACCGATCCAGTAGTCCCGCCCGAACGCCCACGGCACCCCGACACCGGTTTCCGACCCCACCTGTTCCATCGCCGGGATGAACTGGAAGTACGGGATCGGGTAGGCGTTCGCCGCGCACTCCGCCTCCGCGTGGGCTTGAAGTGCGGCGTTGTCGTCGATCGTCAGCTCTGGAAGGTCGAGAACCTTTTCAAACACGCCGTACTCCCCGATCGACGCCGCATGCTCCGCCACATAAGTCGGCTGAATCGCGTTGCCATAGAAAGCGAAAGCAAACCCGGTAGCGACAATCCGGTTGTAGATACGGCCGCCCGGTGTGTAGGTGTAGGCCGACGCCGTTTCCTGGGGAGTCTCATCATCGTCCGGGTCGGTGCCATGGACGAACCGGATCTCGTCGGAAAGATCGTCGCCCTGCGACGGGTAGTAGGTCTTGAACTCGACCAGTTTCCCGGTCACATCCTCGATCGGATTCAGTTCAAAGTCGGGGCCGTTCTCAACCTCCGACATTTCCACCAGAGCATCCTTCAGCACCTTTCCCGGCAGATAAGTGCGGTCCCGGTTCACCGAACCCTCCCGATCACCCAACTTGATCGTGTCCACATCCGACGCGGCAATCAGCCCCCACATAATCAGGGACTGCTCAATGTTCGTGACCTCGGTAATTCCCCAAGCATCCGTCGAAGGGTTCGGGTAGGTGATGTCGGTACGAATCAGCGAGTCCTCGCACTCCGTCAACGGATCATTCGCCGACAACTTCACCCCGGCCCCAAGGTTCGTGTCTCCCGATTCTTCGGGGATCGCGATACGTCCCTGGAAGATGATCCGCTCGAAGTCATCGGGTCCGAGCAAAGTGCAGCGCAACACGGTCTTCACGGGTTCCGCCAGCAGGGACACTTCATCTTCGACTGACAGCGGCAGTTCGGCGTTGCGGTAGCTGTTCAACCCGATCTCCACCCAACCACCGGCCCGCCGGTTCTCGAGTTCGGCGATCAGGGTTTGCTCAAGGTCGAGCAGCTCCCATTTCAGATGCATCAGGGACCGTCCAGAACGTCGCCGTCAACGATGAAAAAGTTCGGGTCCGACAACCGGATTGACACCACGAACGGGCGCTCATGCTTCTGGGAGGTTTGCTCGTCAACCACATCGCAGGTCAGGGCACGACCCCGGAAATACCGGGCATCCTCACCGCCCAGATCCTCGTTCTCGCCATGCCACGACCCGACCATCGTTCCCTCGCCCGTCATGTCCTCGAACGCCGCCGCGAGTTCGTCCCGGCACTCGATCAGCTCCAATCTCGACCGGGCCTTGATAACCCCCTCATACACCACCGTTTTGCCACGACGACGCGACAGACGCGGAATCTCCCCATCGGCCCCTACCCGGTTGTCGCGCACATCCTGCGGATCACCAAGCGACCACAGGCCGGTAACCCGAGTCACCTTGAACCACGGCCAGATCCTGGTCGTGCCGTCCGTGTCGAATTTCTGATTCAGGATCACGGCAACATCCCCGGACCCCGGCGGATACCAGCGGTGTTCACCGTCAATGCCGGGAAACATCAGCCAACCCCCCGCAGCCTGAGCTGGGCATCCACCTGGGCGATGAACGTGTTCACGTCCGGCAAGTCACCGTCAGGCGTGTTCACCTGAATATCAATGTCGTTCACCACCGACCCGGCAGGGCGAAGCCCGGACGGGCCGGACGGAACGAACCCGGACCCCGGCAAGGGTGCCCCGCCACCCGAAAACGGATTCAGGTCCGGAATCTTCACATCGGGAATCTGAATGTTCAAACTGATCGGAGCCGACAACGCCGACTTCACCGCATTCCAAATGCTTTGCGCAGCCGAAATGATCGCCTGCCCCGCCGACCGAACCGCCCCCGCCGCAGCCTGAAAAGCGTTACTCACCGCAGACCGCAAATTCGACAGAATCGACCGGGCCGCCTCAAGCGCCCCACGGAACGAATTCGCCGCAGCCTCCCGAATATTCGAGCCAACCGACGACACAACCTCACGGGCATTCTGCATCGCCGACTGAACCGCCGTGCGAATCCCCTGCCAAATCGAACTCGTCGTTGACCGGATCGAAGACCACACATTCCGGGCCGTGTCCCGAATGCCATTGATGATGTTCCGCACCGCGTCACGAGCATTCGACAACGGCTCCCGAACCGCGTCACGAACCCCCTGCCAAATATTGCGGGTGAAGTCCCGGATCGCGCCCCACACATTCCGGGCAATGTCCCTAATGCCCTGGGCAACATTCCGCACCGCCTCACGGGCACCACGCATCTGACTGCCGATTATGTCCCTGATCGCGTTGTAAACCGTGCGGGTCAAATCCCGGTGCGCGAAAAACGCGGACTTCAAAATCGACCCGATGTTCGACCCGGCACCCTTCACGAACTTCGCGGTCGCGGACATAGCCGACCGAACCGTGGAAGACACCCCCTTCCAGACCGTCGAGGTGAGCGACCCGATGCCGTGCCACGCCCCGCTGATAACCGACCCCAAGCCCTTCGCCGCCGATCCCGCAGCGTTCGTCGCCCCGGAGAACGCACCACCGATCGTGCCTGCGGCACCAACAAGGAAACGGATCGCGGCAGAAGCAACCGACGCGCCGGCCTTGATTTTTCCGAACCCGAGAACGAACCCGGCAATAGAACCGATCGCGCCCCGCACCCCGGCGGGAATGGTGTCGTTCAACCAGGTCAGGACCGTGTTGAAAACCTCGAGAAGTTCGTTGAAGCCCTTGACGATCGGGGTGACCGCAGGGGCAAGGAACTGGCCGAGCTGGACCAGCGCCAAACCAATGTTCAGGATCAGCCTTCCGACCTCCGCCGCTAACGGACCGGTGTCCTCGAAGAACTGCTTGATCTTGTCCAGACCCTCGCTCGACCGCAACCAGTCGGCAAGGCTTCGGGCACCGTCACCGAGATCCCTGACGATCTGGTCACCGAACGGGGCGAAAGCCTGAACAAATGCTGCGGTCAGGTCAAGAACGCCGCCCATCAGATCCCCCCACGCCTTCAGGGACTCAACCATGCCGCCAATCACCTTCCGCAAACCGGCAATGTCACTGGTCTTTCGGGCAACCCCTCCGAGGCTCGCCGTGAGGCTCCGGAACCCTTCAATGAGGAAAGGCATTGCGGCGGTCGCAATGTTCGCGAGAATGCGGGAGATCGCGCCAAACGAACGGGCAAACAAAGGCGCAAGTTCTGCTGCGGCCGTGCCCATGTTCTTGAGGAACCCGACCATCGCGGGGGAGGCAAGCTGCTTCGCGAGAATCCGGGCAGCCTCACCCCCGGCCTTCCCGAGTTCCGTGAACATCGGCCCGAGTTCCGCCACCGCCGGTTTCAGAGTGCGAACAGCGTCGGCAAGACCGGCAAAGAGCTTGTCGGCCCCGGCCTTAGTCACTTCGAGAAACGACTGGCCGAGCCTTCCGGCAGCTTCCTTCAGTTCATTCGCAGCCGTTCCGGCCTGCCCCGCCGTTTCCTTGAATCTCTTGAAGGCACCAACGGCAAGCGCCAGAACCGGAATTAAAGTGCCACCGAAAGCGATACCCAGGGCACCAACACCCGCGACCGCCGAAAGCAGCGAAGCGACCATCGCCGCGACCGCCCCGGACAACGCAACAACCACAGGAATCAGCGCGGCAAGGACCAGACCAAGCGACTGACCAGACATTCCAAGGAACTTGAACTGGCCGCCCATCCCCCCGGCAGACCCGGCAGCATCCTTCATGGAATCCGACGCGCTCTCACCCTGATCCGCCAGCTTCCCGAGTGAACCGCCAAGTGCCAGCACCTTCCCGGCAACATCCCGGCGAATGTTCACGTCCACATCCACGTCGCGACTGTCGATCCGGGCAAGTTCCGCATCCAGCGCCTCGAGCTTCAACATGGCCTGAGTGACCTGCGCGTTCACCTCCGCCGACACCGTTTGACCGTCGATGCGATCCAGCCCGGCCTGAAGAACCCGAAGCTCCCCCCTAGCCTTCTGGGTGTCAATGTCAGCGTCCGCCGTTGCCGTGTCACGGGCAAACTGAGTCAGTTCCCTCTCGATCGCCCGGAGCTTCGCGTGAACACGTTCATCCTCAAGATCCAGGGTGGCCTCGGCTTCGGCCCGGTCGAAACCACTCAGTTCCGCCGCGAGAGTCGCGAGATCCTTCTGGGCATCATCCGTATCACCCGAAACCCGCAGAAGAATTTCATTTATCGAAGCCACAAACCTAGCTTTCCGATTCCCGGCCTTGACCCCACCAAGGCGTAAAGTCACCCTCTGTTTCCGTTGGCTGCTTCACGACCTCCATGAACTTCTCCGGGTCGTTGATCGCAAGGCTCAACATGGAAGCCTCGCCAACCGAGCGCTGATAAATGCGTCTGCTCCGGGCATCCAGCCAATCGAGCAGCACCGGAACCGTCAGGCCGGGATCGGACTCTCCGGTGTTGGGACGAGCGTCAAAGAATTCGTCTCTTCCGATTCCCCACTCGGCGGCGGCGAGTTCGGCGACTGCTTCGAGGCCTCCGCCTGATTCAGGATCGCCTGCGCCTGAATGCGCCTGATCTGGCGGCGCACCGTCTCCGGGTCGATGAATTTTCCCAGGAGTCGCACCAGCCTCTCGCCACCATTCACACGGTAGATCGCGGACAACATCGCCTCGACCTCCTCCGTGGTCGGTGACTTATCCGCGTCGGCATCATAGGCCGACTCGGTCCAGTCCTTATCGGCCCGATGCTCGAAGTCTTCGGAGTTCATGTACCCGAGCAACTCCCACTCCGGGGCGAGGTCCGGCACAAACACCTTCAGTGCCTCATACAGGGAACCGCCAAGATCATCCGGGGTTTCCCCCATCGCAGCGTTACCGGTGAGTTCCGCGATCGCACCGAGCTTCCGGCGCAAACGACCAATCCTTTGAGGCTGAACCTCGTACTTACGATCGCCGAACTGGACGGGCAGGCCCATCAGGAAGCGGAGATAGTGCCGGCATCCTCGGAAAGCCAGATGCCCTGCGCCTTCGTCTGATCCGAAACCGCCGGGTCAGGGAACAGGGTGAAGCTCATATCCATCGACGCGAGCTGGCCCTTTCCGATCGAGAGCGAAGACTCGTCGGCGGAGATCGAGGCGTAGTAGGCGACGAAGGCCAGCATTCGGCCCCTGGTCGCGCCGCCCGGTTCGGTAACCGTTCCGGCACCCTTCGGGCGAAGACCGATGAACGCAACCCGGTACTTGGTCAGTTCATCGAACGAACCGACCTCGACCTTGTGTTGCGCGGACTTGTTCGCGGCAGCGCTGATGGTGCCGATCGTGCCGGCGTTCTCGAGAACCTGAAGGTTTTCCGGGGTGATCGCACCGACCGGAAGGGTGAACGAGCGGGTCACGTCGGTCACGTCCTCGACCACGTTGCCCTTCACCTGCTCGACCGAAAGTCCCTCGGACTCGATCGAGCGGCTGTAGGAGGCCGGTCCGGTGGTTGCGCCAATGTCATCGAAGTCCGTATCGAGGGTGTACGGAGACACCATCCCGATCAGATCCGAAATGTTCGCGGGCTTCGTGACCGTGTCCGGAGCAAACAGAACCCGGCAGGCACCGGACAGAAGCTGAGTGAGGCTGTAACCGCCGTCAATGATTCCCATGGTTTGAACTTACGCTTTCGGTTCCTTGACCCCCGAAGGGCCTTTCGGGGTTTCCTTGGCAGGCCTTGATCCCACCTGCCAGTCCTTGTTGCCGGCCACCGCTTCAACGGCCCGGTCGTTCACCTCGATCGTCTGGCCCTTCTCCACTTCAAAGCGGGCAACACCGTCCCGAATGACGCCGTATTCGCCAGCACCGACATAGGTCACTTTCTTCATGCTTCCGACCTTACGGAGAAGATTCGTTGACCTAGAAAGGCTGCTCGACCAGTTCCCCGACCGTCAGGGAGATGAACAGCAGGCGGCCACGGGTTCCGTCCTCGTATTCCGCGAACGGGGTTGAGTAATCGAAGTTCGCTTGCGGGGAACACATTTCGACCCGGCCCCCCAGGGTTGCGTCGGCGAGAAGGGATTCCTCAAGCCGGTCACCGAACTCCTGTAGCTGCTGGTGGGCCTGCTCCCCGTCGCCGGAACCTTCGACCATGATTGACACTTCGACCGGAAACACGCGCATCCACTGCTGGTTGAGTTGCGCGAACGGAAACTCGGGATGCTCCGGGCCGACCCTCTTGCCGGTGGCCCATGCAACCGCGTCCGGCAAGGCCCCGAGTTTCGTTGCGACGGGGTGGGCGTAGCCGGTCTGAATGTCCTCGCAGGTGTCGAGAACCCAGTCACGGACCGCTTCGGATACTTCCTGTTCGTTCATCAGATCACCGCCACGATCCTTCGGCCAACCCGGTCGGCGGATTCCGCTGCCGCTGCCTCGGATGCGGGAACACCGCGTTCAACCCAGTCCCGTGACGGATGGTAGCCCCGGACTCTTTTCGCGAAGATCACGCGGCCACCGATCGTGAACCTGAGCGCCTTCGCCTTGCGCGGGTAGATGAACGCGGTCGTGTGACCGAACCGGGTGACACCGGTGTAGCTGTAGCCCTCCTCCGACCTCACATCTGACACCAGGACAAATCCACCTCCGATGATCTCCGGGTGAATGCGTTCCGACAGGGCACCGGATCGCTTCGGGGCGACCGACTGCATGATTCGGGTTGTTTTCCCGGCAAGCCGGTCCATTTCCTCGAACATGACCGGACGGACCATGCGGGAACCCTGCGCGAACTTGTCGGCCTGCCTGCGGGCACCGACGACAGTTGCCTTGAACCTGGCCTTAGCCACCGCGCACTTCCTTCAGTCCGACCTCGAGGTGGGGGATGAAGTCGTGGAATTCGCAGGACACCACCTTGAAGTTCCGGTTGTTCACCACCAGCCGCCGGTTTACCTGTCCGAGCAGGTCGTCGGCGGCCATTGCGTGAACATCGGCAATGTAGTCGAGAGACACCCCGACCCGGACGCTGTTGGTGGCGGCGAGTTCCATTCTGAACGGGACACCTTCGAGCAGCGTTTCACCGGCCTGGTCCTGAATGTCGGCAAGGTCGGTGAACGGCAGCATCAGACGGTTGCGCCACCGGCATGGTTGAACACGAACGGGACGAGCTGCTGCTTCACCCTTGCGGAAAGCTGATGTTCGGTGTCAAGGTTAAGGGAGATTCGGCCCTGATTGACCGAGTTGAGTCCCAGGGTGCGAGCGGCCCGGACCGTGTCGTTGAGGGCATGGGCACCGGCAAGGGCCTTGTCTTCCATGTCAAACCGGATTGCGGTTGTGACAGCGTCGAGCTGGTCGTCGTATTCATCGTCGGTCCAGCCCCAGATGCCGGTGACCCGGATGTTGTCGGTCCCGGCGGGAAACGCGGCTTCTGTGAGGCCGTGTGCGTCCGCGTAGGCTCTTGTGGCCCATGTGGTCCCGGCACCTGTTTCGGGAAGCGTGAGGCGGCTCCTGTCGTCGCTGATGGTGACTGAGTCGAGGGTTACCCCGGCTTCGGTGCCGAAAGATTCAATTTCGGTGATTTCCACTATCCGGCAGGGCAGGTAAAGGGTGCGGGTGCCGGTTCCGTCGAGTCGTTTCGTGACCGGGTCGTTGTCGGTGCCTTCAGCCAGGAATCGTTGTCCGCAGTACCCTTCGATCGCGCTGATGGCTGCCGCCCGGAGCGCGTCCTGCTGGGGGCCTGTCAGATCGCCGAGAGCAGCGACGGTGGACGCGGTTACGAGATCTTCGGTCGATGGATACATCTACCAGTCATGCTGCCCAACCGCGCCGTTGACCCCTGAACGACGAAACCCCACCAACAGGCAGGGTTCCATCGGGGAGGATCTGCGTGGGGGAGCAGATCAGGAAGAAGCCCCAGCAGTCGTCGTCGCGATCGAAACGCCCGGCGACGAACCACCGGTAAGCGAAGCACCAGAAGCAGTCATCGCCGCCACATTCGTGCCGGAAAGATCACCCTTGAACGTCACCGTGAACGGGCCACCCGCAGAACCGGTCACCTTCACATCACCCTGCCCGATGTTCGACAGGGCCTCAAGCGCCGCCTTCACGGTCGCCGACGAAGCGTTGTAAGCAATCGCCGAAGTGGTCTGACCCGACCAGGTGAGCGTGAACGTGCCACCGGTCGGTGAACCGGTCACCGTCACCGTCTGAACCTCGTTGGTGCCAACCTCATCTGACACTTCCCCATTTTCGATCGCATTGACCTTCGGGAGGGTGTCGGTGCCGGTGCCGTCCTTGTTCCGGCCCGGTTCCGCAGACGAAGCGACAGGCCAACCGGAATCCGTTCCGGTCAGATGAATCCCCGACTTCGCGTCTGGATTCTCGTCACTCATGGCTTAGGCATCCAGGGTGTGAACGTCGACTACCGCTTCGTCCTCGAGGATGATGAAGTCCTGCGAGATGAAGAAGATGTGACCTTCCTTGCGGCGAGTCGCCAGCTCCCAGTCCGTGTCCGGGTACACCGAGTACTTCTGGATGTCCCATTCGATGACACGGGTCAGGTTCTTCAGCGAGGTCAGGATCAGACGCGTGTCGGGCATGAACGGCATGCCGGCTTGCTCCGAGCCCTGTCCCTTGAAGAACGGAACACCGAGCGGGTTGATGCCCTTGCCGGTGAGGGCCGCGTCACCAACGGGGGTGTCCCGGGTGATGAGATCCTCGGTGTAGCGCCGGACCAGAGTCGGTGAACACAGCCAGACCAGATCGCCCCGGTTCCAGTACTTGTTCGGCATGGCCTCGGCAGCAGCGAAGAAGTGCGCGTCGGTGATCTCACCCGAGTTGACGGCGGAACCATCGACCCGGTTGATGTTGCCCGACGTGTTGGTGGAGCACTTGTCGAGCAGACCGTCATCGAGGGCGAGGAACGCGTTGCCGCTGCCCTCGTCACCGTTGATGTTGAGGTCATCGAGGTCAAGACCGAACTGGGTGGTTATGGCCTTCGTGACCTTGGCCTTCGCTGCTTCCCGTTCGATGTTGCGATGCGCCCACTGATGGGTGATCTCGAACGGCAGGCGAAGATCCTTCGCGGCGTAGGCCACGTCAGTGACGCTGATGCCGGCACGGTAGCCGTCATCGCTGTTCTCACCTGAGGAACGCAGGAGCCGGGCACCAACACCGATCTTGTCGAGAGTGCCGGTCTTGGTGCCGACCTTCTCGGTGTTGATCTGTGAACCGAAAGTGGAGCTTTCGGTGATCTGGTCAATGAAAGCGTTTGCCTGACCGGGATCGAGCTGGCCGCCCGCCGCCGTGTCAATGGTGGCCTTCTGGAGTTCTGCGAGTGCGCCTCGGCGGTCCATTTAGATCAGTCCCTTCAGGACCGGGTCAACGCCCTGATCCTCGTAAGCCTTCGCGATCGCGGCCTTGTCAGCCACCTCCGCGTCGGGTTCATCGTTCTGCGCGGACGAACCCGCACCCAGCTTCTTGAGATCCGACTCGATCGAATCGAGCCGCTTCGTCAGTTCCTCACCTTCAAGTCCGGCGAGTCCTTCAACCGCCTTGGCAACCGACTCGGGGGAAACCTCCCCGTCCTCGGACTTCGCGCCCAGGTTCGTGACCAGCGCATCGAGCGACTTGGTCAGGTTGTCAACCTTCTCTTCAAGGCCGTCGAACTTTTGAGTGATCTCTTCAGTTTCCATCTCACCATCCGTTGTACGGGTTTCGTCCGTTGACCCCTCAACCGTCTTTTCAACTTCAACGGTTTCGGTGGGGGTGATGCCAAGCAGGTTGCGGATCTTCGCCAGCACGGTCACTGGCTCCTCGTTTCGGTTTTCGTTCTGTTCCACATCCGACGAAACAAACTCATTTTCGGAACGAGCCGAACCCGCCGCGACGGGAAGAACATCAGCCTTCTCAACCAGAGTCCGAAGACCGGTGCCCTCAATCGAAACGCCGGTGAACTCGCCCTTCTCGATCTGGTCGCGACCATGCTCATTCGGTTCGATCGCGATGTACCACGAACCCTTCCGGATCGTTTCGCCATCAACCACAAAGTCAGCGAGAGCCACCGCGTTCTCCACCATCGCCCCATAGGGGTCGAGGGTTTCGTGCATCTGGTTGATGAGTCCGCCGTTCTTCGCGAACCGGTGACAGGCTTTCCGGATCTCGTCCTCCGAAGCCCACCGGTCGGCGGTGTCGGTGCCGCCCATGCCGGAATCCTCGAGCGCACCCGGCTCGGCGACGACGCAATACACGGCAGACCAGTCCTCGGCCTTCAGCAGACCATGCGACTGCGCGGGAAGGGTCAGCAGCTCGGACTTCTCCTCGTCGGCGGCCTTTCGCAGAAAGAACCGTTTCCTGTTCGCGCCCTTGTTAACTAAACTGACAGCTATTACATCAACGTTAGACAGAAGGTTAACCGGCATGAAGAACTCCAGTGATCGCGATGGGCACATTGTCAAGAGCTACGAGATGGGAGATTCGGTCAACGACCTGGCGACTTTTTACGAAGTCACTCCCTCCCGGATTCGGCAGATTCTGAAAGCGGCGGGAGCCGAGATCAGGCCGCGACGTTCGCTCACACCCGAACAGGAATCGAGCCTTATCGAGCGCTACAAGGACGGGATTGGATCGCCCACACTCGCCAAAGAGTTCGGAGTCTCGGTGTCCACGATCATGACCCGGATACTCCCCAGGCACGGGGTCGAGGGACGGTCGAGTAAGCAGGCCGCGAAAGCGCGGTATCCGTTCGACAGCCGAAGCCAAGACCAAGCTATTGATCTCTACGAATCGGGCCGCGAGACGAAAGAACAGATTGCTGAGCGGTTTGGCGTCAGCGTCCAGCGCATTCGGGGGCTCCTGCGTGAGCGAGAGATCAGCAGGCCACTTCGTCACATCGACGGAGGCGGCTACGTCATCGTTCGGTGCCCCGATGATCTGCTCGTCATGGCCAAGCCGACAGTTCTCAGGAGAGGAAGAAAGGAAGTTACCGAGCATCGGCTTGTCATGGCACGGCACCTCGGGCGACCGCTTGCCGTTGGCGAAACGGTTCACCACATCAACGGGAACCGACAGGACAACCGGCTTGAGAACCTCCAGCTCCGATCCGGAGCGCACGGACCGGGGCAGCACTGGCGCTGCGGCGATTGTGGATCGACGCGACTGGAGCCGCAGCCGCTCTAGCTCGTTGACCTTCATAGGTCAAGCGTTCCAACTTGCGCCGTTGACCCCTACGGCAGCATCGTCCCGTCCGGCCACGGAGCAACCGGCACACACCGGCAATTCCCCGCATGCGCCGTACCGGGATACCCGATCTCCGGTGGATCATCCACCCGGAAGTTCCGGCCATGCGCCGCACGACACAACGGGGTTGTTCTCTCGTCCCGTTCCGCATGCCATCCCAACACCGGCCCGTGTTTCGACGCGGCCTGGTCAACCTGGTCAACGGCCTCGCGGCGCTTCACTTCCGCCCGTTGATGTGCCCGAAAGAGGCGCTGCTCCGCCTCGACCGACCCGCCAGCCTTCAACCGTCTAGCCGCCGCCGCCAGATACATCGCCCGTCTCGCAGACACGCCGCGCAGCATGGTCCGAGCCGCCACCTTTCCGCCGGAAGCAGGCTTCACTTCCACCGCCGAACCCAAGGCCACCAGGAACGGGGCGGCGACCAGCCCCGGAACGCCGAACAGGATCAGAACCGAAAGCAACTTCTCGAGGAGCTTCTGCCCGACAAGACCGGACAACAGGATCACGGTCAGGGCAAGGATCAGCCCACGGGTTTGCTCGTCCTGCTGCTGCTGATGCTCATGCGTTGTCGCCAACGTTGGCCTCTACCCCAACAGCCCCCACGGTCTGCGCTTCTGCCAGAAGCGAGGCAGCCGACTCAACACCGCGCTGGATCGCTCCGTCCGCACCCGCCCTAACCAGTTGCGAGTTCCAGCCGAACGGCACTTCACCCGGCTCCGGCTCCGAGTTCGGCTTCGTTTCCGGCAATGGCGGGAAGCCCATCTTCTCCCGGTACTCGCCGTTCGTTATCAGGCCCTTGTCGGCGGCATCGTTCGCGGCCTGCCGTTCCGCACCGGGATCGGCGGTGTCAATCTCCGCGAAGTCGAACCGCAGGTAGGGGAACCCGAGATCCCGAAGCAAAGTGTCCGACAGGCGCTCCTCCCAACCGTGCTGCTCCGGATCGAACACCTGTTCTTTCGTCAGAGACTTCTCGACCCCGGCGGTGTCCTTGCCTGCGTCCTCAATGTCGGCAACGAAGATTGGGGCCAAACGGAAAGCACCCAGGGTCCGGCGGCGGTTGTCGGACCGGTACGCAACAAAGCCCACATCCCGGTCGGACACCTTCGCCATGTCTTCCTTCTGCGCTGAGGTTCCGGCGGGCAGGGGAACTATCGCCACTCTTTTCTGCTGGCCCTCGGCGGGACGCATCGTGTCGGCGATTGCCTTCACCGTCTTCGGGTCGATCTGAATCTTCTGTTCTTCCCCGTTCGGCCCTTGAGCGTCCGCCTTGATGAAGAACACGGTGGGCGGCACTCCCTGCCCGTCAAAGAACGACACGTTTGCTTCGGCGGCGTTCTTGTCGCCGAGATAGTCCCACGCAAGCTGCGTGTCCGGCGGCAGGCCGTAGTCCCTTGACTCGCTTGTGTAGAGCTGGAACGCGATCAGTTCGTTTCGGTCCCACCTCTTGCCACGTCCGGTAAGACCTGAGGTCGGGGAGCCGTCCGCGTAAATCACCTTGTCACCGAAGTTGTCGAACCTGATCCGGTCGTTGTCGGTGTTGCCGCGTGACCCGATTACCCATCCCGACCGGTCCTTGAGTCGCCGGACCCTTTTGCCCGGAGCATGAAACAGGCCGTCGATCGTGCCAGTCAACCGGTTCCGCGAAACCTCCAGGTATCCGTTTCCGACCTCCTGCTCATCCCACTTCACCCTTTGGATGAGTTCCGCGAAGGTAGGTGACTGCGACCTGGTGTCCCGTCGCGCACAGGCGTTCAGGAGATCCAACGCTTTTTCAAGATCACCCTCCTGAACCTGTTCTTCCATGCCCTTTCTCGGAACTACCTCAACTCCCAGGCCGACCGTGTTCAGGGTGATTGCCTGAATACACGAACGCCTGATCGGGGAGATGCCGGTGAGGGACGCAAGCCGGTCAAGGTTCTCGGGCGGGTCAATCGAATCGGTCGGAGTGAACCGGTTGTCCTGATCGTCCGGCTGTTGCGTCTCGCCCTTCGGCGCGTCGGCGGCGCTGATCCGAATGACCTTCTGAAGATGCTGCTCTACCTGCTGTTCGAGGGAATCCATCTACCGTTCATGCTGCCCGGAAAACCCGTTGACCCCTACACCGTCAACACTCGCGGGGCCGGGGTGTCGATCCGGTTCATGAGTTCCGACACCGCCCAAACCAAAGCATCCATGCGGTCCGGTGACTTCAGGCCGGGTTCACCGGTCCAGTTCACCATCTGGTCCTCAAGGTCCGGCAAATCGCCCACATGATGAATCCGGGGGGTGCCGGTGTTGAACCCCTGCTCATACAACATCGCCGGGGCTTCTGCCCTTGTGCGCTTCCCGTCCGAAGCGGTCACCTCAATCACCGGCACCTTCACCCCGACCTCGTCCATCACCTTGTCGAGGAGATTCATCAGGAACGCGCCACCATGATTCTTCTCCACCACGATCACCGCGCCAGCAGCGTTCGCTCGTTTCACCGCAGCAGTCAACCAAGCGGTCGGGGTAGTTTTCATACCTTCGCTTTCCAACACATAAATCTCCCGATCATCTCCCGTTCCGGCCAAACACCAGCCCTGCTCATCGGACTGGTCTGACCCATCGGACGGGTCCAGCGCCAACACCTTCCGCAGGTAGGTGTCCGGCCCCCGGTCAACCCTTCCCCGCTCAATCCACTTCCGTTGCCACAACGCACCCTCGGCCTCGTCCAGCATGATCCCCTCGAGTTCCTGCCGGCCAAGGGAAGTGTTCGCGGTTTTCATTACCTCATCGAGGAACCGGGGCGACAGGTTCTTCAGGTTGTCTTTCGTGAGCAACCGACGGTAGATCACATCGGGGTCGTCCATCAGCCGTTTGACCAGCACCCGAGCAGGCCGGTCCCGTTTCGGGGTGCCGGTCAGGATCGCCCGTGCCCGGCCTTTGCGGAGCGCGTACTTGATTGACTCATCCCACGCTTCCTGCCATTTCTTCCAAAGACCAACCTCGTCGCCCCACACACCGCGCAAGTTCAGTCCTTGGATCTTCGGTGCGCCATCGTCGGCCCCGCTGATGAACACATGCTGGCCGTTACGAAGCACCACCTCCCCAAGCGACCGGTTCCATGTTTCAACCGTGGGCGAGATACCCGATTCGATCTCCTGCTTCGTCGTGTAGAGGGCGGCGAGTAACCCAGATTCGCCTTCAATGCACTTGTCTCTCGCATCAGCGAATGTTGGGGCAACGATCGCCCACTGACCCGGACCCTCCACCTCAAGAATCGGGTCGGTCAACATTTCCTCCGCCAACACATGCGCCCCCGGCCATGTTTTCCCCGAGCCTCGGCCACCGGTGAAAAAGATCGTGGACCAATCCTCATCCGGCGGGATCTGCTCCGCCCTGGCCCTCTCCCGCCACGGACGCAACTCACGCTCCCGCAATTTCAGCAGCAGCCGCAGCTTCTCCTCGAGCGGCCAGCCCTTCCAGATATCAGGCGGTGACACGATCCGGATTGGACAGCAGCGCGTCAATCTCCCGGTCGAGCTGGTCCACGTTCCGATGCTCTTCCCGCGAAGTTGCCCGACCGTCCAACAGTTCGGCCTTATCCACCAGAATCCCGACCGCGATCGCATACTCACGACACGCCGACGCATCAGCCCGATCGACCTCAACCCGCTTGCCATCCTTGCCGACGAACATTGTGTGCTGCTCCGCCATCCGGTTAATCAGATCCACCGCCCGGTTACGACAGTCCAGCTTGATCTGCTCCCGCTTCCTGGCCGCATCAGCCGCCGCCGCCTCTGTTGCCTTCCGCGTGTTTTTCGTGCGATCCTCCGTTACGCCTGCCTCGACCGCCCACTTCCGAATCGTGCCGCCGTTGATTCCGGTTTGCTTCGCAGCCTCCGCTGGCCCTTGTTCCTTGTAGATGACCAGGGCGGTTTCTCTCGCGTTCTTGGAGTAGTTGCCTTGCGCGTTTTTGCGAAACTTCGCCATACACCGAGATTACGAGCCGACCCCGTTGACTCTCATGCCGCCTTCAGGGTTTCCCGCCATCCGTCCCAGACGAGGGGTCGGTGGTGTTTGATCTGCCAGAGAATCCTCTGCTGGTCCCGGCCTGACACCAGGTCAACTCTTCGGCCCCAGTTCACTTCGACGTTTTGGAGTATCCGGGCGACGGTTGCTTCGTCAAGTCCCTGACACCAGCAGAGAACATCCCCTATCGGTACGGTTGCCACCGCCGGGTCAGGATTCCTTAGTACCGCCAGAATGTGGATTTTTCCGACCGCCAACTGTGTGTGGATCAGTTCTCGGCGACCGAGATGTTCCGTCAGGGATCT